AAATATCATCCAGATACAAAATTAATTGTAATAGACAATAAGGCTTACAAATCTCTTGCTAAACAGTTATCAGGTTTTATCGAGGGATGGGAGGGCAGATAGTTCTATAATATATCTTGATTTAAGTTATAATACTTGTTGGCATTTTGCCATATTTGGAGGTTGAAATGGAAAAAATTATAGCCGAACCCGTAACGATGAGAACCAAATTCCCAGATCATCTAATCGGTAGACTACCAAAACCTACAGCAAAACAGACCGAAGAAGTACGAGCCGACTACACCAAAGGTATTAGATGCGGCGAGTGTGGCGGGTGGCATCATCCGAAGGTGGTACACCTCGAATATGTAGGTCACGCTGCTTTAACAGATCGGCTTCTCGATGTCGATCCTAGTTGGCATTGGGAACCGCTTGCTTACGATGAGAACGGACTACCCTTTGTAGACTCAGAGGGTGGGATGTGGATTCGACTGACAGTCTTGGGAGTGACTCGATTAGGTTATGGAGACGCACAGGGAAAGATCGGGGCAAACGCCAGCAAAGAGCGGATCGGAGATGCGCTGCGAAATGCTGCAATGCGATTCGGTGCAGGTCTTGAACTCTGGCATAAAGGCGTACTTCACATAGAAAAGGAAACGACATGAATCCCTCATCACAGAACTTTTGGTTACTTGCACAGCTAAAGAAAAAACGCCGGATAACGTCGTTAGATGCGATGATGGAAGCGCAATGTATGAGACTGTCTGCGCGGGTTTATAATCTACGCTCGATGGGCTACAACATCCACACAGAGAACGTCCACCTCGATAACGGGAAGGTCATTGGGAGGTACTTCTTAAAATGATAACTCAGGGGATTGATTACTTATCAACCAAGTTTAAGATTGATACCGAAAATGGGGTTGTTTATTGGGCTTCCAGACCTAAGAATAACAGAGTTTTTGTAGGGCAAGAAGCGGGGCTTGCTAAAGAACAACATGACGGGAAAAAATATTGGGTAATAACACTTGATGGAAGAAAAATTAAACGCTCCCAATTAATTTATTTGTTTGTACACGGGTTTCAATGCGAACAACAAATAGATCATATCAACGGGGACTCTTTAGATGATAGATCGGCAAATTTAAGATCGGCAACAATTACCCAAAATGCTTGGAATCACAAATGCAGGGCTAGAAAAATTAATTTGCCTATGGGAGTTAGGAATAATTCTTCTGGAAAATATCAGGCTCGAATTACAGTAAATAAAAAGGTAATTTATCTAGGTGCTTACAATACACCAGAAGAAGCCGATCTTATTTACCAACAAAAACGTAAGGAGTATTACGGTGAATACGCTTAATATAATAAAACAGGGCAGTGAAGAATGGTTCGCGCAGCGGCTCGGTCACGTTACCGCTAGTCGGATGAGTGATGTACTCGCAAAGGGGAAATCAGGAGAAGCGGTCACCCGCCTTAAATACAGGATGCAGATCATTGCAGAACGTATTACTGGTCGAGTATCGGAAAGTTTTTCTAGTGCGGCGATGGAGAGGGGTACAGAACAAGAGCCTTACGCTAGGATGCGATATGCAGCCGATACAGGGCGTATTGTAGATGAGGCTGAGTTCTATACTCACCCCACGATAAAATGGCTTGGGGCTTCACCTGATGGGCTTCTGAACGATACAGGAGGGCTATTAGAAATTAAATGCCCTAATACCCAGACTCACTTAGGTTATTTGCTCGACAAGAAAGCCCCGGCTGCTTACATCAATCAGATGCAGACGCAAATGTGGGTAACGGGTCGGGCTTGGTGCGACTTTGTAAGCTACGACCCACGAGTGCCGGAGCATCTACAACTATTTATAGTTCGGCTGGATCGGGATGATGCTCTAATAAAGAAGATGGAAACCGAAGTGCATAAATTTTTAGGCGAAGTAGAAGATTCGTTAAATCAATTGTTTTCAATAGAAGTAGATGATGACTTAATCCAATTGGAGAATAAAAATGTCTGATCTGAATCAGTGTAGCTTTATCGGAAGGCTTGGCAAGGATGTTGAAACCAGAATAACCCCTGCCGGGGATACTATAGCGAACTTCTCCATTGCTTGCGATTGGAAAACCAAAACCAAAGAAGGAGTGGAATGGGTCAATATCTCAGCCTTTGGAAAACTAGGGGAGATATGCAGTCAATACCTAAATAAGGGCAGTCAGGTTTTTGTGCAAGGGAAAATGAAAACGGATCGGTATGAGGACAAAACTGGAGTGACCAAGTACATTACAAGGATCAATGCTGACACAGTCCAGTTTCTCGGAAAGAAGGGGGAGGAGGCTCAAACAAGACCAGTAAAGCCAATAACTCCATTCGATGATATGGACGATGATATCCCATTCTAGTATAATTGCGGGGTCGCGATTTGGTAGTTGCGACACCTCCCTTAAGGGGCTACGAGAGATCGTGGCCCTTTTTTTCGTCTGCAATATATTGATTATAATAGATAAATAAATGTATTATAAATATGTTGCGTTTTCTAATACATTGACCCATAATTCTTTATCGGGATTCATTTTGAAGCCCGAACCACAGGAGATGATAATGAAACTAACATACTGGATTGCAGAAAACGAAGAAGAGCCATGCTACAGCGTCATAGGTAAAACAAAGAGGGCGGTAATAGAGCAGATAGAAAGTAGGAGAAGCTTGGGAGATTACAGCCCAATAGAAAAGAAAGTGATCATCTACAAAGATGCCTTCGATCTTCTCGATATGTTAACGGGTGAGATGGGTGGGCGCGGATTCTTCAACGCTAACTAAGGAGATGACCATGAACCACGGAAACCAAGTCATAATAAACGGATACGCCAACTTAGTTGGATACACAGACGTAACTCCATACGAAGTAATAGGCAAGATAGGCGAAAAGACCATGATAGTCCTAGAAATGGATGCGGAGCGCGATCCTACATGGAAACCGGAAGCGGTAATAGGAGGATTCTTCGCACATACCACCAACAATCATGAACAAGAGTGGATCATAACCAAAAGCGAACAGCGTGAATTGACACGGAAGATAAGACTGCACAAAGACGGATGGTGGCGCGACCCATACGGCAATAGATACAGACTTTCTGACAGGCCCGTCAAATTCCATGACTACAACTTCTAGGAGGTTTCACATGAAACACATCAAACCCGTAATACTTTACTTCACAAAGGAGTTTGTTGGGGGCGGGATGGCAGGAATCACCATAAACGAAACCATGCGCTTCGCCAGTAAAGAATTAGCGGAAGGGTGGGTGCTGGCGATGCGGGGTATTAAATACTCGTCATTCGGATCAGCATACCAAATAGCAGATGCAAGTTTCTTCGACCACAGGGAGGAAGTATGAAACATCCAATAGGCAAAAAAACCGAAGGTGGGCAAAGAGTCGAATATATTGAGCTGCGTGATAACCGAGACGGCACAGCGGATATTTTGGCGTACATAGAAATGCCACGGAATAGCGTGTTGGCGGGTCAATGTCTAAAGCAATGGCAGGACACGTTGCCGATAGAGGAGGCTAGAGCGGCCTATCCTAATGCGCGGTTCTACCATGCACTAGTCAGCACACAAGTTACTTTGGATCACCTAGATGATGGGGATTATTAACGCATGAAGCCCGAACGACAGGAGAATATCAAATGGAGGAAAACACAAAATGAACCGACACGAGGAGTTTTTCCCGCGACCACCACGCAAGCCGTTTGAGCCTACCCCGTGGCTGATTATTATTCTGATAGTGCTGTCAATAGCGTTTACATCGTACATTCAGCAATCCTGCTGATATATTAAATGGAGAATAAAAAATGGACATACAAAAAGAAATAAACAGGCTTAATAAAGAATACACCACAACAGTTGCTCTGGCTGTGGTCAACTTCGCAAAGGCAAACGATGAAAACCGCGCCAAGTTGCTGGAGTCCTATCAGGCCATTTTGCGGGATCAAGAGGACGAGGAATACCACAACAGGGAGTTGCAACAGAATCAAGGGATGAGCGTGGAGGAGCTGGATCAGTATTTAGATGATCCTCGGCACGGACAATCAAGCAAAGGAGAGCATTGATGAGTGACCCAATAGCAGAAAGCATTGACTACCTTGTTGAGTGTGGATGGAAGCGACATCAAGCAGTGAACTTGATATCTGCAATTAGAGATAAGTCGGGAGATCGGCTTTGGGAAATTGCTCCGATATGGATAGAGCATTGCGCCGAAAAAATGAAATATGTTCACGGGATGCTAGGAACCGTAGCAAAGGGACTTATAGATGTTGAGATGGGAAAAGATGGCG